TAGAAAGAATCTTCTCTGTGTAGTACTTGCAATCATCACAACAATATTTATAGATAGGCACGGTTAGTTATTTCCTTTGATCATTCGGGGATCGGTAGAGGGATAGTGGGAGCTTGCCTAACAAGCTCACCAGCTAATACTTCAGCATCAGTTGTGGGTTCAGCACCAATAGCCTCTGCTCTGGTTCTTACCTGAGTGTCTTCCTGTGGTGCAGGAATCTCCAAGAATACTTCAGGTAGATCGAATGCACGGATAACCTCTTCACGAATCTTATCCATAGGAACCTGTAGCTGTGAGAGAACTGGTAAGAGTTCTAATAGCTGACGCTTCTTAAGTTCTTTTGATAGTGGTGTGGCTGCTTGGTCAAGAGCAAAGAAGCGGAACGAATGGTCAAGGGAATCTGCTGTAACATAGCGTGGTTTCTTTCCTACCATAATGACAGGACGGTCTCCTTCTTCTAAGGTATAAACCATCATTCGTGTGTAGACTTCTGCAATATCTTCAATAGCTTCATCACGCTCTCTTGCCATACGACCAATCTCTGATGCAGTGTACTGAGCAAGTGCTGTAACTTCTGTGGCAGTAGCTCTTGTAGCAATACCCTTAGTGTTCGGAGAGATGATAGAACCTCTCTGGATATCAGACTCAACCATTTGTAGATAACGATCAAAGTTAGTACTAAGGGGAGTAACCGGGACCTCACGGATGATACCATCAAGACTTTCATTATCAACAGGAATGATAGCTCCATCAACACCTGCTGTAATCTTAGCCAAAGCTTCTTCATCCATAGCTCCTTCTTTAACTAGGTACTGCCTACTATCTCTACGGATAGCATTAGCCCAGAAGGTACGGATTATATTCTTCTCAAAAATCTGGTCATACACTCGTGCGAGGGTTGAGTATCCATCCATAGGCTTATCAGGAACACGGCTATAATAAAGACCAACAATAGGAACAAGCGGAGATCCATCGTACTTACGCAGGGGTATCTGTCTCTTCTCAAGTAAACCTCCATCTTTCCAGTTAGGTGAGAATACATAAAGCTTATCTTCGATGAGGTCATAGAACTCAACAACTTCAATGTACTGGTATTCATCTGGTAAGGCTTTGGTTCTATCTACTACAGTGCCATCCCAATCTTGGAAGTAGTTAGGCTTACTGACAGGTGTGAATCTTTTATTACCATATCTTTGCTTTGCTTCTGCAAGTGGAATGTAATAGTGATGACCACAGTAACGCTGCTCTTCCCATAGGTCAGCATCTCTATCTAAGATTACCTGCCATGGTTCAAGTGCTCTAATACGAACACGCTTTAGAGGGTCCTCACTTTCCACAGGAGAGAGCTTAAAGAATGACATAGGGTAGATGAGGGCAAGACGACTTCCGTTCTCTAACGCCTTCCTGTTGCCTTCTAACCAGCTATTGGTTGATGCCCTTGCAAGCTCTACATTATCCTGCTCTGTCCTCATGCTATCTACTTCTACAGCAGGGCTCTTCTCAAAGAGGCTAGCAATATAAGATTCAATAAAGGTGTAAGCATCTGAAGTCTCAACCCTAATGGTTGAGCTATCGTGGTCTACGTCCTCAAAGAAACGAGTAAGATAAGCAGAGCGTAATCGTCTCATGTCCTCTTGTTTGTTGCCCCAGTTTTCCTTATGATCTGTTAGGCAGGTATAGATTAAAGATATGATATCTTGTTCAGTCTTGGGCATTATTATTGTTCTCCGGTTTCATTAGTAAAGGTGGTGTCAAGTTGCTGTAGGTATAGGTGTGTAATGGACTTAGCCATGAAGATAAACTTACAGTCTCTGTTAGACCATAGCAACCAATCTTCACCTCGCTCTGGGTCTAATGCATAGAAGGGTCGCATCTCATTATGCTTCCTGTGATCTTCTTCTGTTGCTGTGCCGCAAAAGATGTATAAGTCCTTTGACCTCTTGTCCTGTAGTAGTTCTCCATATTTGTAGTTGTCCATTAGTATCTCCTTTTACCGTGGAATGAATGTGATGCTGCAATACGCTGTGCTCTCTGTCCTCTTACCCAATGAGGTAGATTAAGAACCTTTGGTAGACTGACTTGCTTCAGGCATTGTAGTGCCAATGCCATCGCAACTACTCGGTCACCGTGAGTAGGTAGGTTCTTTGGGTAATCAATCCTGCTCTTATCATTTAGGAAGTAAGCTCTCAACTCTGACATTGTTAATAGATCTATGTTGGTGATGACTCCTTCTCGTAGAGCTTCCTTCAGTTCTTCAAACATAATCATCTTTGTTCTTACGTTAGTGTTCCAGTCTTTATTGTTCTGTGGATTCTTCCATAGATTAGTGTATCCTCTGTTGCGTACCTCATTGATTAGTGCAGCACCAATACTATTCTCTTCGATAAGGATTCTTGCATCATTGTATTCAGCAGCTAAGTGCAGCAGTCTATCTGCTGTATCTATGATTGATGTGGTGTTGCTACTCCAGATAGCTACTGGTTCATAAGTTGTCTTGTCCATTACAAAGATTACAGATGGGTCACCTCCACCACCTGCACCTACATCGACACCAATGGCATAGCTCGTCTCTTTGTGTGCCTCACCGAAGTAATTAATATAATCATCCTGTGGCTCAATAGATATTTTCTGTGAGTAAGCAAAGCACTCTGCATCGAAGTAAGCACTACTTGCACCAGCGTATGCTTCATCAATAGTCATCGGGTATTCTCTAATGAACTTATGATAGCCAAGCTGTTGTACCTTCATACGACGCCAGTACAATTGAGCATTAGATAACTCGTATGCTTCTTTGATCTCTAACTCTTCATCAGTCCAATCCTTAGTAGATCTTTGGTTGGCTTTGTATTCCTCGTGCATTGACCAAGGAAAGAAAAGAAGATGCAATCCTGCCTCACCTCTTTGTGCCTTCATAAGATCTACATGATGTGGGTCACCGAATACATTAGCTGTGGACTCCTGAAACAATCTACCTTCATTGAGTGAAGCAATAGCAGTAGCCTTTAGTTCATCAGCATTAGGTGCGAAGGCATACTCTGATAGATGAATGTAGTTAGCTGAGAAAGAACGAAGACCTCCCTTACCTTCAGCAGATACAGCGATAACCTCTGCACCATTAGGAAGTCTCATACATGTAGTGTTACGAACATCTAACTCAGGAGCAAGACCGGGTGGAAGATTGTCATAGAACCTGAACCACATCTCAAGAAGATGCTTGCTTGATGCAAGCTTGTGAGAAAGGATAGCAATCGTAATAGGTTCTTTGGAAGTAAACCATTTCCAAAAGAGGTAGGCTGATACAAGTGTTGATGAACCAATCTGTCTTGCCTTCAGGATAATCATGTGAAGATGCTGTAAGTCTTCATCAGTGAAAGCCTCAAGCATTTCGATCTGTTCATCATTTAGTTTGAACTTAACCAACCTACCCTTTTTGTTTTTAATCTTTAATCTCTGGATAAACTGAACAGGGTCAGCAAGTATCTTGCGTAACTTCTTTTGCATAGTTTTATGGTTTGATAACTTGCGACCCATGTTCTTATGCTACCTCAGTAATCATTTCTTGTAGTGTGTGAACACCATCTAACTCTGCCTCTAATGCAGCAGCTTTGAGTGTGTTGTAAGTATACTCGGCATCCTCTTGTGTATCGAATGTACCCTGATAAACTGAACGGAACCATACTTGATAGCGCATTCCTTTTGTGTCAGATGGACGAGCACAGTAGCCTTTTGACTTGTCAGAGTTCAGGCGGTTGGCTGCACGACCAACAATCCTAAGATTAGTTAATTCATTATTATGCCTGTCTTGGTCAATGTGATCCAGATGCTCATCCTTACCTAACACACGACCAGCACAGCATTCTGCAATAAAGCGATGTGCTGTGAAGAACTTATATTTATTCTTTCCTGTGTGTACTTTGAAAGAGAGGTAGCCGTTGCCATTTGGTGTGAGGGTTTTTACTTTAATCTTTTGTTGACCTGACTTTAACACACGGATGCGAAGAATAGATCCTGATGATGTCTCATAGTAATGGTCAGTGTATGTTGGATGTTGTAGTAAGTTAGTCATGTTGTTGTTTTCCTTTATTGTTATAAACATTATGTCTCGTTACTATCTCTTTTGTATAAGGCTGATAGTGTTCCTTGTATGTTATTCGTCTAGCCACTCTTTCAGTTTCTCTATCTTAAGAGTGTCTCCCTTAGTATCTTTTTTTGTTTTGCTCTCAAGCAAAGCAAGTTGTTGGATGGCGAACTTCATAAGCTGTTCACCGTGTCTTGGTTCTTCACCAATCTCTAGATCCTCAAAGCAATCTTGTACTAACTGCCATAATAGAATCTTGATATCTCTATCCTTCACTGCCTTACGCAGTGTCTTGTCTCTCTTGGTAAGGTGTGTTCTTCCGCCTCGGTAGCTCATTCTGGGTCTCCAATAAATTTCTTAGTGATAGCGGTAGGTCTTAGAAAAAGATTAAGTTCTACCTTGTTATCAAGTGGTTTATGTGTGGGTAGGTTAAGGTTGGTTAGGTGTGGGCGCAGTTCCTTCAGGGCTTTATGATAAACCTGATTGGCATATTGTCTACTTGTACCAAGGTGGTCACCTATTTCTTGGAAGGTTTTACCTTGACCGATATGCATATCAACAACTTGTGCGGCAGCTTCTGGTAGGTAAGCTTCTAGTACTTCATGGTAATCGAATGTAGGTTTCTCTCTTATCAACTCACCATCTATCTTTGCAATCATTTCATCTTCAGGATTGTGATTGTGGATAGTATCTAATAGCTCTGGGATATAGGGTACATACCTCCAGTCCGATTTCTTTATTCTTCTTTTTCTGGACAACTGCTTACTTGGTTTGTTGTTGTATTTGCTATCTGCTTTGTTGGTCATTATTAACCCTCCTACAGTATATAGTCTATAGTAATAGAAACGGCAATCATTTGTCAAGTTATTATTATCTTTTCTTTTACTTTCTTTATACTCTCGGGAGGTCAAGGGGGTTGTCAACAGATGTCTCAGTCGGTTGCCAATCGGACACTGACCGGATAGATTATAAGGGTGAGAGGGAGATAGGCTCCTCTCACACTGACCACACCGGAGTGAACCATGACCCAGATCTACTATGAACAGATGCACCAGACAAGCCTGAACGGTGTGAACCTTATGGAAAGAACCATCGACATCCCCGGCATCGGTGAGTGTGTGTGGATTACCAGCAAGAACGAAGAGATGAATCATCTGATGATTAACATTCATCGCAAGCAAGATGTTATCAACAACCACAACAGTCTTCTTGCCTACAATGTTCAGCCCTACCTTAGTATGAACAAGCAGCCGAAGCCCGAAGACTTGCCGTCAGACATTGACCTGTCCCTCATTGGTGGTGTGGGTAGGATTACCTTCGTGGATAATGATGAAGGTATGGTTTGGCTTTCTTCTTTCTTTGTTCATCCCAACTACCAAGGCAAGGGACTTGCTAAGGAAGTCTTCAAGGCGGTGACTCCTATGATTGCTCACGCTATTGGATTCTTCAGCACTATGGTTCTCAACGCAAAGGAACACCCTACTTCTCCAGTGCCTACGAAGGTTATCCATAACTGGTACAGGAAGTTGACTGGTGCAGTCACACTTGACGAAGTGTGTGAGGCACATGACCTTTACCCCTGTAGTCACAGGTCCAGTTACGGGCAGTACCCAATCAAGGAGCAGCGTGTCGTTCGTAAGCATGGTGGGAACATTCTTGTTATCGGTAAGTACTCACACGACCCTGATATTACCAACAAGATTCACAACCACTTCAATGTCCACAATATCTGTGGTGACTGGTCTTAACCTACCATTCGGCGCATGACCAATATCTTGCTGAGAGTTTATCTTTCCCTGCGGGCTTATCACACTTATGTCTCGCACGGAAAGACTTACGACGCTTAGGGTTAGACTTCTTAATCTTCATCTTAGCATCACCATACCTAATAGTTTTTTTCTTACCCTTGGCACAAGCGGTA